AGAATAACACTTGACATATATTGTCAATCTGCTATAATAGTCCGCATGAAAGCATTCTTAAACTATGAGTATATGATTACTCCAGGTGTTCTTAAGATTCTGTCTTATATCGGAATGGTATTAGCAGTTATCGCTGGCCTATTTACCGCATTTACAGCTGATTTCATGACTGGAATTGGCACTGCAGTTCTTGGCCCAATTATTGTGCGTATTTATGCAGAACTAATGCTTATTGTTTTTGAGCTCCACAAAGAGCTTAAAAAAATAGCAAACAAGTAGCAGAAAATCGTTGACTATCAGCTGGGTAATTGGTATAATCACTAGCACATGAACGTTAGTTTAGTATCAATTACCCAGCCTTTTATTTCAGACCTCAAAAGCCCAGAAGATATTATTGCATATTGTGCTAGGGTCTCAAATCCAACAAATCAGCTTAACACAAAGACTGCGCCAAAACTATTAAAGTTTTTAATAAAACATAAACACTGGTCGCCATTTGAGATGGTCGACATGACGTTGGAAATAAAGACTAGTAGAGCGATCGCCGCGCAAATTTTAAGGCACCGCAGTTTTTCTTTTCAAGAGTTTAGCCAAAGATACTCGCAAGCGCAAGTTCTAGAAAAACTAGAACTACGCAAGCAAGCCGACAAAAATAGACAGAGTAGCACAGATCAATACCAAAACTCAACGCTACAAGCGAAAGTTAGAGAGCATGTCGCAAAGGGAATCAGCTTATATAATAATTTAATTGAAGATGGTGTAGCAAAAGAGTCTGCGCGAATGATATTACCTCTTACAGTTGAAACAACTATGTATATGAAAGGCAACATAAGAAGTTGGGCACACTATATTGATTTAAGAACAGAAGAAAACACGCAGAAAGAACATCGCGAAATCGCAGAAGCGTGCAAAGAAATTTTTAAACAAAACCTACCAACAGTTAGTGAAGCATTATGGAATTAAAAAAAGTATTAATCACAGGAATTTTAGGGCAAGACGGAGCAAATATGGCAAAGTATTTGCTTGATACTGAAGATGTATTAATTTACGGTATGATGCGCAGAACATCAAACGTTAATGAAACAAATATTTTAGAATTTAAAGACGACGAAAGATTTTCTTTAGTTTATGGAGATCTCACAGACGACGTATCAATCAACAAACTTGTAAAAGAAATTGAACCAGATTATTTAATTAATTTTGGCGCGAACTCTTTTGTAGGTTGTAGCTGGGATATGCCACTACAAGTGTTTGATGTAAATACTCTCGGCGTTATCAGATGTCTTGAGGCAATCAGAAAGTTCAAGCCAGAGTGTAGATTTTATAGTGCAGGAAGCTCTGAGGAGTTAGGAGACGTTGATTATTCTCCGCAAGACATTAAGCACCCAATAAAGCCAAGAAGCCCGTACGGAGCGTCTAAAGCGGCAGCAAGGCATATTGTCAAAGTTTACAGAGAATCATATGATCTTTTTGCCATACACAGTATTTTATTTAACCATGAAGGTTTAAAGCGCGGAGAAGAATTTGTAACAAGAAAGATTACTAAGTCTGTTGCAAAAATAGCCACCTCAATAGCAAATAATGAAAAATTTGAACCTTTGAAATTAGGGAATTTAAACTCTAAAAGAGATTGGTCAGATTCAGAAGATTTTGTAAGAGGCATATGGATGATGTTAAATCAAGAAGAACCTAAAGAATACATTTTATCCAGCGATGAAACTCATACTGTGAAAGAGTTTGTTGAAAAAGCATTTGAATATGCAAGTATTCCTGGATATTGGCAAGGCGAAGGTTTATCTGAAAAGTTTTTGTACGAAGGAAACTTTACAACAAGCACTCCGTTAGCAGAAGTTAGTGAAGAGTTCTATCGTCCTTGTGAAGTAGAACTACTCTATGGCAATTCATTTCCCGCAAGAAGTGAATTAAACTGGGAGCCAAAAATTTCATTTGACAAACTAGTGCAACGCATGGTAGAATACGACCTTGAGTTAGAACATGCCAAGAGGTAGAAAAAAAACTTTCGAGCAAAAGCTAATCGAAAAATTAGTAGCTTGCCCACATCCCTCCGCCCCAAAGTCAGAGCGTGAAGCTTTTTGGGGCAGGGAGATGAAAATATTAAAGTCTGTATTCAAAGAATTCCCAGACAAAGAATTTTGGGAAAAAGTAACTTTTGAAAAAAAATTTAAAAGCCTAGCTACTGTACTAGGAGAAGTAGGCAAGGTGTTTGTTTTAAGAAAATATAGACAATTTCATTATAAGCCAAGAGTTATAGAACAAACTAAAGTTTATGACAAAAAGTTTGGCGAAGATTTAGAACTAGAAAAAAAGAAGAAGTCAGTAAAGGATTATTTCAATGAGTAAAGAAGTATTAACAGCAGAGGAACAAATAGAAAGCTTTTTGAATGACAAAAAGAACAAGAAATATCATTATAATCATTTAAATCCAGAAGATTATAAAGTTTCATCAGGTAGTCTCAACTTAGATCTTGCAATGGACGGCGGGCTAGGTTGTGGCATACACAGATTTACAGGAGTAAACGAAGGCGGCAAAACAAGTTGTGCACTTTCTTTTGCTCGACATTTTCAAAAGCATTTTGGAGATGTTGGTAAGATTATTTATTTCAAAGCGGAAGGTAGATTGTCAAACGAAATGGTTAAGAGGTCAGGAGTAAGCACAGAAGAAAGAAACTGGTGCGTTATTTCTTGCAACATTTTTGAAAAAGTATTTGATCTTATTCGCGATCTTGTACAAAATAATCAAGAAGAAAGAAAATATATGTTTATTATTGACAGCATGGACGGATTATGCCGTCAAGCTGATTATGACAAAGCTTTTGGTGATGCTGAGCAAGTTGCAGGTGGAAGCTTGATTTCATCAGTATTTTTAAAGAAGCAATCACTACCAATTGCCATGAATGGACATGTCGCGATTATCACAAGTCAGGTACGCATAGAAATACCTACTGGATTTAGCAGAACAGGAGCAAAACCAAAATCCGCAGGTGGTCACGCAGTAAAACATTACGCAAATAACATCCTAGAATTTGAAGAAAGATACAATGCAGATATTTTTTGGGAAAATCCAAATGCAGAAACAGTAGATAAAAAAGGTAATCCAACTGGACACCAATGCAAAATTACTTTTAAAAAGAGTGTTAATGAGAAAACTGGCGCAAAAGTACGTTATCCAATTAAATACGGCAGAACAAATGGTAATTCTATTTGGGTAGAGCGCGAATTAATTGACATGATGTTGCTTTGGGATTATTTTGAAAAGAGTGGCGCATGGATTAAGTTTTCCGAAGACATTTACGAGCAGTACAAAGATATGGGTTTACCAGAAAAAGTTCAAGGAGAACCCAAATTACTCAGTTTGCTCGAAGAAAACAAAGATCTTACGGCAGCACTAATACAAAACTTCAAAGAAGATATTCTAAAATCATAATATGGAATTTCAAACTATTGACGGAAAATTAAAGCGTGTCAAAAATTTAAAAAAACGTATTATAAATTGGGAAGCTTCAAGCAGAAGCAAAAGGCAAAAAGCTGTAAAAGATTTTTTGAAAGATTACTGGTTTTATCATGTGACTTTTGAAGAATTTCCAGTTGTTGGCACAAGACTAAGTTTAGACTTTTACAATGCCAATAAAAGAGTCGCAGTAGAAGTACAAGGCTCACAACATACAAAATATAATAAATTTTTTCATGGTGGACACAAAAATAATTATCTTGAACAACTCAAACGAGACCAAATCAAAGCAGAATTTTGCGAAGTTAACGATATTATTCTTGTAGAAATCTATGATTCAGACATAATTAACAAATCTTTGTTTAAAAAGTTTGACGTCACCCTATAAATAGTGTAAAATATATACATGAACAACCAAGATATTGATCCAGACAATTTACCATCTTTTCAATTACCCGATTCTGTATTAGATGAAATATACGAGCTTACTGGTAATGGAGATCAGCACAACAAAGGATTTGTGATGGCTTATGTCTCTGCAGATGGCAGACCCTTGGTTTACGCAAGGTCCGAAACACAGATAATTGAAATGGGCCTAAGAAAAGCAATTGAAAAGTATCTTTATCAAGTAGAAAAGCTAGAAGATGCAATTCATCCCGAAGGCGGAGAAGAATAACTCTTGACTTTCGACATTAGATAATATATAATTTCCTACATGATTTTTTCTCTTGAGCTAGAAAAGCAATTACTAGCTGGACTAATAAAGTATCCACATAAGTATTCAGATATATCAACCCTCACAAGTTCTGAGGATTTTTATTCTAAGGATACTATTGTCCATAAAACAATATATAACACTCTCTCGCAGGCAATTGAACAAGGAGAAGAAATCAATGAAACAATGCTTGCCCATAGAGTTACGTCTTTAGGCATTTCTTTTGAAGATAATATCAGCGTTGGTGATTATATATCGTCTCTTGCTCTACAAAAACTAAGTGAGTCCACAATAGTTAACGTTGCCCGAGAACTTAAAAAACTTACAGTCAGACGACAACTTGCAGAATGCGGAAAAACTATCGCAAATGCCATGCATAAAATGGACGCTTCAGAGCCATTTAATAAGATTGTTGCAAAAGCTGATAAGCTATATAACGGACAAATAAATTTGTATGATGTAGGAGAAAGAAAGCCAGAAAATATATTTGAAGAAATGAAAGAACTTGTTGAATTCAGAGGAAATAATCCTATTAGTGAATTTGGCATGATGGGTCCACACAAGCGAGTCAATGAACTTTATGGTTCACTATTAAGACCAGGAAATATTACGGTTATATGTGCTCGAGCAGGTGTTGGTAAAACACAGTTTTGTATGGACTATGCAACAAAAGTCAGCGCAGAATATGAAGTACCAGTATTACACTTTGATAACGGTGAGATGAGCAAAGAAGAATTGATAATAAGACAATGTGCAGCATTATCAAAAGTTCCAGTGCATTTATTAGAAACTGGCATGTGGAGACAAGCAGGAGAAGCTGTTGTTAAAAAAGTTAGATCAGTATGGGAAAAAATCAGCAACATGAAATTCTTTTATTACAATGTTGCAGGTATGTCATCAGAAGATATGATAAATTTACTTAAAAGGTTTTATTT